TAGAATTTCGTACCAAGTTTCCAGTCACGAGGGCAGGCCACTGTTGCATACCGCTCGTGCCACCACGACCAGTGATGCCATCGCTTACCATCAGTCAGCCAGGATGTACATTGCCCATCTACCACGTTGTCGGGATGACAGTTCGGACCAAGATTAGGTGGCCAATAATAACTCAGCCTTGCCCTTAGCTGTGGTTCTGTGGTAGGTTGTACTGTTGGTGTAGGTGGTACTGGTGTATTGGTTTCTACAGCTACGGCAGGAGCAACCAAAACTGCTGGTTGCTCCACTTCGTTTCCTCTAAAGGTGTTCCAGATAACAACGCCAGTTACAAACCCTGCCATCATGGACATCGCAATCATAACTACGATAACTTCACGTCTAGTCATAACAACCTCCTTAGACATTATGTTTTAATTAAAGCTGTCACCTTCTTTGGTTTACCATCTACACGAAGGTACGTACAAGTATATCCAGTCAAGTCATAGGTCTGGGTTGGGTCAAGCTGGTCTAAGTCTAAGATGTGAGCAATAGTCTCTGGCCAAACCGTAACTCCAAACTTAGTGAACGGTCCACCCTGTACCTTATAGTACGTCTTACCATCATTGACGCTACACACTAAACTCGATGCTGCAAACGTGTCAGTCTCAGCCGTGTCAGCTACTACCTGGGCTGGTGTCATCGGTGGTGCGCCATTAGGTGCAGTGAATGTAGGTGGTGCGCCATTAGTTGCTGTGGTCTTACCAGTTGGTTCAATCCCATTCTCTAATAGGATACCTGCAAACATCCTAAAGCGTTCCAGCAGATGCGCCTCGCTCTCATCTCTAAGGGTGAACATTACTTCCCACCCTACACTAGTCTTGCCCTTGAAATTGATGCTACTCGGTGCTTCTGTATGCTGTGTCATAATTGACCTCCTCCCCTGTTCGGGTATCTAATAGCATAACTCTACTCATTTCGCCACACTCACGACAACGTGAGTACGCTGTTACTGAAGGTGGGTATTGAACTGAGCTATAATCATCGACCTGACCTTCACAACAGGCCGACAGCTCCNCTACGCCTCTGACTAACTCTTTCACAATTTACCTCCTTTATGCTTCTGGGATAGCTGTTCTATACTTAGGCATACACTCAGGTTGACCTAACAGCTATCCCGTCTGCACCATACTAAAGTAAAAGTCTTATGCTCATTGCCTGATGGCAACAAGAGAGTGAACACTCACTCTTTTGTGCGGATATACGTTTGTATCTAGAGGGACTATGCTCTTTGTGCATATCCGCACATAACAGCAAGTGTGCTATTGTTGGTCGGGTCTAATAACCCAGTTAATAAGACCGCCCTGATGATGACGGCTGAAAATCCTGTCATCCTCATCCCTGGCTTGTTCGGCATCACGTCTAATCGGAGCATAAAACCTCCGACCTGTCAATCTAGATATAGCAACCCACTCACCCATCTCCCCTATATCGGGGTCGTGATATTCTGTAGGCATATACACCTCCCTGTCAATTAACATGCTTCTCTGATGTACGTATCCAAGCGGCATGGTTGTCTAACACTTCATCCAACTCATACGTACCCAAATACTGTTCACACGCCCTACGTACTACCTCACTCCTAGTAATGGAGTGTTCGTCCGCAAAGTNTTGCAACTGATACCGTAACATGGGGGTCATTTGAGCCGACACCCAGACCTTCCGTTCTTTGTCCATACATGGATAATACACTACGGATTAGAAGTTGTCAACTTTTTAATATCAGGACACATGGTCTGGTCGAGAGCAAACAATTCCATGTGAGTGGCACGTTTCCACTTATCACCGATNGTGACATTCGGAAANCGTTTGCTCTCTCCAGTACAGAAGCAATACTCGATACAGCTACGTGCTATCTTGGCTTGCTCCACATCGNCCTTGTGGTATCTGCGTTTTTTCATACCTCATACTATACTCCGAAAAACCAGTATATAAAATGCGCTCCAAAGTATACTGTTCCCAGGGTAATCACCATCCAGCCTAGTGTATCTATCCAGCCGTGTCTCATACATCCACCTCCGTAGATTTACCAGCCTCAATCGCTGCCTCCAGTATTCCAACACACTTATCTAAGTCAGCTGCTTCATTCAAGATTTGGTCTTGCTCGGCAGTGACTTCCACTATACTGAAATCTCCAGCAAACATAGCTGGTGTCCAAAACAATTTCAGATTGTCGTTCATTACCACAACTCTTGTGTCATCCATATCACACCTCCTTGTGTGTACTGCATTGCGATAGCATCAGCTATACCTTGATATGTAAGTGACCGTAGCTTGGCACGGTCTACGCTAGGTCCGAGTTTATTCTGTCCGCTCGGAGTCTGATTGGCGTAACGTGACTTGAGAATAACCTTAGTTGGTTTTAGTTTGGGAAGGTTCGTTAGCCATAGGCACGTAGCCTTACTAGCATCCTCGCCAAAGTGGTACGGCTGTACTAATTGGTCATACTTGCGACCTATACGTTGGACTGCATACTTGTGGGGGATTGGATTTTCAATACAAATGCGCTTGATAGGAGCGTCAAGTAAATCCTTGAAAAACTTAGCACCTTCATCTAGCTTTGCCCAGCGTCCTTTCTGACGATGCAACCATGATACCCCACTGTTACTAAGGTACGTACAGGGGGGATGTGCTATCATCATGTCCCAATGTTCACCGTAGGCAAGGTCGAGTGCATCACCTTGATAGTGAAAGCCTACGTTAGGAGACTCACATGGTAGTAGGTCAGCACTCACTACGTGATGCTCTTGATTTACATCAGCAATTCTTATTGCATCTCTTACTCTACCACTGTACTCACACGCTACTAAAATTTTCATAATCTATTTTCTCACCTCCTTTAAATCCTGGCAATACAAACACAACGTGAGTTCGGCAGTTAGCACAGCTTGACGTTCGTCCAATTCTTTGTTGCATATAGCACAACGTAATTCTCGGTCACAATCACACTGATATACATGAGCCGTCTTGAGCCAATTCATTGAATGTTTTGGTGCTATTTCGTTGTCCATGTTATCGCCTCAGATGGTTGGGATGATTGGGAAATTTTCATCCGAAGTATGTAAAGCTCCAGCATCATTGCCCTCATCATCACTCATTGCAATCAAGTACGTTCCATCACCGAATATAATCACTGGCGCATGATTGTATTCGAGTTGCCAGTATTCAATCCTGTCTACAATTTTACCACCACACTTCTGGGTTGCTTGTTGTTCCCAGTATGCTATCGTATCTGTTTGGTTACTCATCTTGCACCTCCTTGTGCTTTATTCGCTCGAACATGCGACTGTCTTTAGGTTTGTAACTGGTTGGAGGCGTACGCCTCCAACCAAAATACTCTAGTCTATCTCTATCACGGTGCATATCATGNTACTCTGACGTTATCCAGTCATCATACATAGCCGTGATAGAGGCTGTGTGCATTACGTTACTCATCACCGTGTCGGTCTATCAAGTCTTGCATGGTAAGTTTGCCCTCATCAAAAAGCTCCCAATCAGCTTCGGGTACATCCATGTGTTTGATGTATAACTCAGCGTCACCTTCATNCCACCATTGTCCATCGTCCGTGTACAATATTTCAGTCATAGTTACACCTCCCTTTCAAGTTGGTCATCTATTTGTTCATCAACAATTTCTCTGAGACTAGGCGCATAATCTGGAAAGTTTGTTACGATTTCTAGACAAGCGGTTTCGGGTATTCGTTCACCTCGTTCAAGTCCCCAATCTCGTATTGTAAATCTGTCAATGCCAGTGTATGCGATTACATCGTTTTGGTCGTGATACTTCTCAAGATACTTAATCAAACTCTTTACTGTAGTTACCTGTGATTGTTCCATTATGTTTGCGCCTCCTTGCGCAGTACGATATAGTGCCATGTGAATATGGCGATTGTTATTGGTATCATCGTCAACAAGAACACAGTGTCATCCGACATACGTGTTCCACAGCCNGATACCTCATACAAAGTCTTNCCTAGCTTGTAAGGCATGTGACCAAGCCAGTCATTACAGAAGTCTCCATCCGTTACGCTTAGGTACAGCCAGTTAGCTATTGCTTTCATGTTGCACCTCCTCATCAGTAAACCTAACTTGTACTGATATAGTACCTCCAGTGACTGGGTCNATATCAAGCAGACGCTCATTGCCTGGACTGTCGTTCTTGTAGTCCTCGTGTATCATGTTAAAATCCTGTCTAGTGCAATGTATTACCATGCCGTCAAAATAAAATTTTCCGTTCATGTTGCCTCCTTCTAACCTTAGGGTTAGACTATGTTACCAACGTTCGTTAGGGTCTAGTGCATATGCGAAGTCCATAATCAATCTCAAGTGTGCATCACTCACACCTGCTACGTCCATCTGAGCGTCTAGCATTGCTGTGTGTAACAGTCGTAGCATACGTGTACCCCTGGGATAACTGTGGAAGTGACGTAGTTGGTGTCTATACTCATAAGCCCAGAAGTATGCGCTACCNAGATAGTTATACGTGCCTCGATATTTTTTATCCCAGTCAANCAAGACCTGATTAACTTTCCAGTACATGTTGGCATTGACAAGGTAAAATATTTTGTCGTTGTTATCAGCTACCCAGCACAGCAACCTGTGTACATACCTCATACCCACCTCCTTGCGTCAATAACGCCTTGCTCATTTGCTCCAGCTTTTATCATCAGTCTACCTATAACTTCCAGTCGGACATCCCTACTCATTTTAAGAGGCATGTCAGCAAGCATCTCATCCCACTTCACAAACAAGCCCATGTACTTGTCAAAGTGATTTTTATGCGTGTGCACGCTATGTGCTTTCTCAACTTCAGGTATCATCTCAGCGACAAGCATATCCACTACTACGTTTATGGCTTCAGATTTATTCATCATGTCACCTCCTTAGGTGTTATCTAATGGGTCAGGCGTTACGTTTACAGCTACAATACCTATCTTTGCAAGTAATTCCCTGTTACGTTTAGTAATAGTTTTATCACCTGCGATTTCGGCAAACGTCTTGCCTATGTCACANTCTGGATATACGTGCTTATTGTTATAGTGATACTCAACTCTAACNTTATACTTTAGGTTGGGAAATTCCATAATGCCAACCGCACGCTTGAGGTCAGTGTNTTTCTTATGCCATTTGTCAGCNTCCTTCACACTTGCTNACCAGCGTGCCTCTATCTCCTTGCGACTGAGTTCATCAGGCGTTCGTTTGTCCATGCTTACACCTCCTTGTGCTAGTAATTTTTCACTGTCTCGACTATACATACTTCTGTGTTGGNGACNTCGTAACACATCAGGCAGTTAATACACTTGCCAAAACAGTTTTCACGTGTGTCATCCTGGGTGATGGTGTTGAATACCTTCTGAAATCCTTCAGGTGGTACTTCCATCACGTTGTCCTTGATAGGATTTGAGTAGATGAGTATGAAATTGTCAGGGCGTGTGTACTCAGCGTTGTACCTGTTGATAATATCTTTGCGCTTTGTCCAGATTGAGCAAGTAACATCAGGGTTCTTACGTGCTGTATCATGGAAGTTCAGTTGATGGTCAAAATTTATCAGTTCACCATGTGCATGAAANCGCACCCGTAAGTGATGCAATCTCGGCAAGTCGTCCCAGTGCATACGCTCAGTCAGTAGCTCAGTGTTATGCTCAAACGCAGGCACACAAGTCTTGCGAAACCCTTCCAGCATTTGCCAACTGTAACAATCCCTGCATATCACGTTGTCAGGCTTGCGCTGCATCGACTGACAAAACGCATTGCTCAGTGTGTTAGTGTTTATGGCTGGTATATGCTCCAGCTTACCTGTCATCGTGCTTATGTGTATTACGCCTGGAGTAGTCATTAGAATTGTTTCACAAAGTTCAGCAATCTTTGCGCTTGCCATACGTGCGTGGTTTGTATAACATCCTTGCCCTTGCTCANNTNAGCAAGTGCCTTGAGGTTGGNCTTGTCAGGCAGTACCAAATCCTTCAGTCCATGTATACACAAGACCCAAATACTATCCTGTCGCAATGTGCCCTTCTTGACCATGTTTCGAAACTTCGTATTTATTGCACCAAGGTCACCCGCACAGTCAATAGCTACCGCCAACTTGATAGCCACATGCAGGATTGAACAGTCAAATTCCTGTTTACCTGCTTTCATACTTACAACAGGACTTTCCAGTGCAACCGCATTGCTGAATTGCTTGAGCAGGGTAGAAGTAGGCACTTTGTAACTCTTGCCGTTAGTGGTGAGTGTAAAATGTGTAGCGTTAACTTTGTTTTTGATACCTGTTAATTCAGGCGTGTACATGTATGTTTTTTGCATGTTATCCTCCCTTATCGGATGCGATACTTATCGGATTGCGTATAATCATACTGACCAGTACGTATAGCGAGCTTTACATACTGCCTGTTTTTACGGCTGCTTGCACGTTTACTTCGTGCAGGTGCTGAACGTGTTACTGTGTGTTTATGGGTTTTACTCATGGATATAGTCCCTCCGTAAGTGGTTACAATGTGGGTATTTCAATATACCCATTTATACACACTAACACGCAATAGCCTGTCGCTATTATGGGAGATGGTGCTAGTGTGCATCATATGGAGTATTGAAAGTTTTATTAATGTGGAGGTCGTCACCAATACACACGGTCAAGAATTAGGTATGCGTTAGATGACTTCAAATGTGGCAATGATATAAAATAAGTCTATAGTTCTGACTAAGATATTTTAGATTTTATATCTTATCATTTGCGCTATGTGTTGAGTAGATTGTGAGAATATCCGCAGATACTCATTAGCGGATTCGCAAGAGGTTACAAAGACCGATTATTTTATACTTGTTCCTAGCTCGAGGACTTGCAAGAGTAAAGTTTCTCATGTGCGGCTGATACAGGCATACGCCCAATTTACTCTTTGTCTAACATATCAATTCTCAGATATGCCGCGAGTTACTAACAAGCAACCAAATTATAGAAACTTTGGACGGGTCATCTATTGCAACATTGACCGCTAGGCATCTATTCAATTGTATAAAACTTTGTTTCCAATTCTGCGGCAGAATGACTGCCGACGTGCCACAAGGGTAACAGATATCAAGATATATGCAAGGGCAGATTAGTAAGTGGGATTTAATTTTAAGGTTACAGGCAAGAACCAGGGATAATATTGGTATTGTCAATTGCTTATAAATCACTCGAAATTAGTGCATGGTAAAGTTTAGGCAAGCCTAAATTAGACCGCCAAAAACGACCCACATGCACACTTAATAATGGCAAGGAAACAAAGCAACAAAGCCCACTATAAGAGAACAAGAAACAAAGCAAGGTAACGCAGGTATACATAGATGTATCAGCGCATTCAATCGGAGCGCATGCAATGGTAGACAGGGGCAAAAACCCTATGCAACAAGTAACCAGTTCGGTCAGCAATCGGAGTGATAACAGGGCTATACGCAAGATTACGCTGGATTGCGTATAGGCAACGCAGGCGTTGCGCATAGGCATACAGCCAGGCGTATGCGTATAGGCATTCGGCTTGCGTATAGCCAGCTTGCGTATAGGCAGGTTGCGTATAGGCATCGGGCTTAGTCTAGGCTGGGTTCGGTTGGCGGTGGCGGTAGGCTGGCGCAGGCTGGCGCGCGTGGTGGTGTAGGCTATACTGGTCTCGGACGGCAGTAGACGGCCAACTATCTAGCCCTCCAGCCATCTAGCACTTAGCGTACACAGACCCCTACCACCGACATCTAATAGTCTACTGCCACCAACCATGTGCCGCAACAAAATTTTCACAGTTTTCCTAACCACTGATGTTTATTGTAATGTGGTACATTCCTTACCTGCTTTCATGGTATACTGCAACCGATGGCAGTCCACAAAAACAGCCTCGCTAACCTAAAACGGGGTGGAAACAACGAAATCATCAAAAAGCACCAGTTTACTGGCGGTCCTGAAGGCACAGCTGTACAAGCCGCTAACACCCGTTGGGAGCGTGCCAGAGAAGCGGCGGCAGAAGGCTTAGTGGATGCGTTAGACAAGCGGAAAACAGGAGCTTCTGTAGAACAAGCCTGGAAACAGATAGTCAAAACGCAAGCCGAGCTTGCCAGCTCGAAAGAACGGGGTAGTACGCAGGCCGCACGCCTAGTAGGACAGGCGGCAGACCTGTTACCACGGGCTAACGCCCAGCCTGAAGCTAGTGGTCCTGCTACCGTTATCCAGATTGATGCTCGTGATGCTCAGATACTACTTGCCCAGATAAATGAAGACAAAGACAGTTAAGGGTAAAAAGCCCAAAAAAGAAAAAATCGTTTTAACTGGCGAAAAGACTTCTGGTATAAATTATTTAGAATCTCTCTCACCAGAGGAGCAGCTAGAACAACTGTTAGCGGCATCGGCTAGAGGCGATAACGTGGATAGCGTGTGCCACTACGCCCAGCTAGTATTTGACGTTATTCCGTCCGCAGTCCACAAAAAATGGATAACAGAGGTATTAGGCAATACACGGGTAGTTATCGTAGCACCCCCCGAAAGTGCTAAGACCACTATTATTTCCGTTATATTACTAAGCTGGTGGATAGGGAAGAAGCCCTGGACCACCAATCTTATCTGTAGTGCAGGGGAGAACCTCTCCAACAATATAGCTAGAAGGGTCGCAGACGTTATAGAGTTCAACGAAAAGTTCAAATTGGTATTTCCGAACGTAGTTCCTGCTAAAGAGCTAGGCTGGAGCCGTGACGGCTATGAGGTAAAAGACACCTCAATGGATAATTGGGCACTTCTTACCGCTACTAAGAAGGACCCGACCCTCGCATCTGGTGGTGTCGGCAGTAGTAGTGTGAATGGTCGCCGTGTGACTGGTATTGCTATTGGCGATGACTTGCATGATAGGGAGAGTAAAAGCTCTGAGACAGTTTGTGTCCAGACCGTAGACTTTGTAAAAGATACGTTCCTACCCCGTTGTATGGAAGATGCCCATGCCGTGATTGTGCAGACCCGTTGGAATGGTAAGGATATTGTTGGTTATTTAGATTCAGTGGAGTATGAAGGCGAGAAGATGTATCAGGTCTTTGTCCATCCTGCGATAGAGAATGATGAAAGCTATTGGCCTGAACAATGGCCTCTGGAGCGTTTGGAACGCAGACGGGCTGAGGTAGGTGAGGTAGACTTCCAGCTAGTGTATCTAGCTAATGCTAACGCCACTAAAGGTAATGTACTCAAAGCTGAGTATCTGACTGATTTCCCCCAGATATGGATAAAATTAGAGTTCAATCGCTTCTATGGGGTGGATTTCGCTATTACCCAACAGTCAATGATTGGTACCCGTTATAGNAAAGGGGACAANTTTGCNATTGCTAAGATAGTAGATACCCGTCCTGTGCTGGTAGTNGAGGATGGCTTTGTAGGTCGGGTCAATCAATCTGAGGCTGAGAACGTCCTGTTTAGTATGGCCTCTTACGATAATCCCCAGCGTATATATTTAGAAACTAATGCAGGGGGTGAGGTGTTCTATCAAGCACTGATGCGCCGTATGAGAGAGAATGGATTGCGTTTACCACTCATTGGTAGGAAGGCAATCAAAGGCAAAGCCGAGCGTATCAATCAGATGTTACCTGACTTTCAGTTCGGTAGAGTGAAGGTGAGTGACGCTCAAACCACGTTTTTGAAGACATTTCGGGACGAATGGCTCCGTTTTGGGGATAAAGCAGCCCACGATGATACGCTGGATGCGGTATACTGGGCTTGGAGAGCGTCTGACCACTTACTTACTCAAAAGAGTAATAGTGCATATGATGCTCAAAAACCGACTGGTCAAACAGTCGGTAGACAAATCGAAATAGCATACGGACTATAGGAGATATTATGGCGATGATACCTATGGGCGGCCCACCGAACGGTGGTATGCCGCCAGGCCCAATGCCTGGTGGACCAATGGGTCCTGGTGGACCGATGCCTGGTGCGCCACCAGGTGGTCCTCCCCCAGAATGGCTACTACAACAAATGATGGCAGAGCAACAGCCACAAATGCAACTGGCAGCTCCCGATGTAATGAATGCTCTCATGCACTTATTAGATACTTGGACGGAGCGTGACCCTAGTACAATGGCTGGTCAATACTATCAAGACTTAGCTAATGTAGTCTCCACATTTATGGGCTAAATATGGCACCTTTTGACAACTTTTACGGCCCAGGCGGTTTTGACCCAACTACAAATTGGGGACAAAACGTTCTAGAAACAACGATGCAAAAGTTTGGAGGACAAGCGGGTGGACAGCAAGCACCCCCAGCATACGTTCCGAAAATAGACCATCCTCCACAAACAACACTAGGCAGTCCAATTAGGGTGAGTGGAGGCGACTCTTTAGGTAATGGCTCATCGTGGCTAAATTACGGCGAACCACCACAACATTACGTTGCGCCACCTTCTAACGAAAGAAGTGCTTCACAGTATCTGATGGATTTGCAAAATGAGCAGGAAGCAGCATATTTAAGAGATAATCCACCTCCAGTAACTGTTGCCTCTTTGGGAGGTAGCCCTTTAGCAGACCCAGGCTTTCAAGTAACTGGCACTAATCCAGCTACCGCTGGTATGGCTGGTCCTGCATACGTTGCACCAGGCGCAGTAACAGGAGCTAACCTTTCTCCAACCACATTTGAAAACTTGGAGACTATGAACGAAGGTGGTCCTTCCAATTACCCTCAAACCAATTGGCACTCTCCACAGTATCCACCACCACAATCAGGATGGACTGGAGCGTATTATCCACCAACACAATTTGATGAAACGCCTGATTGGTTGGAACAGTTCCTAGGTCAGCTCTGGGGGCAATCCACCCCAATGTTTCAACTTGGGAGCGCGGTAAATCCCCATCCACGAGAGCGTGGGTATGCGACATGGCAAAGTTCGCCTCGCATCAAAACGCCTGATTGGTTGCAACACTTCCTAGGTCAGCAACTGTTTCTTTCCCCTGACAGACGAACACCAAAGTACATGGGGAATATGAAGAGAATAGGAAAAAGTTATGCTCATGTTTTTTAGACAATGTTGGAACCCACGTTAATGCCAGCTAGAAAAGAAAAGCCACAAGACGCACAATGGGTATTAGACCAACACGCTTTTGCCCGTGATTTATATTATGAAGCTATTGACTTTTCAGAAGAAGTAGAGGAGTTATTTACGGCTAAGTGGAATGTACCCCGTGATGCGGCAGATATGTCTACTGCTGGTGGGCGAGCTACCCAGCTACGGCCTGCCCGTGCTAGAGCTATACTGGAAAAATTCCTCACCTTACTCAATGTAAGAGCTACTACTAAAGTACAGGTAATACCCCGTAGTACAGGTGAACAAGAAATGAAAGCCTGCTCGAAGCTAGAGAATTGGCTACTTGGTTATCAACGCCAGTACATGATGGAAACTAAAAAGAACCCGTGGAGGGATTTTGTATATTGGTACCTCCTGCGTGGTAGAGCAGTTATTGAAACTCGTTTTGATGTGAATATGATAGATAGCGAGTATTGTCCTATCAGAACTATCGTCACTGACCCTAATATGGTTTATACCGTTAGAGGTGAGAATGGTATTGGTTGGTACACCAAAGAATATAAGCGTTATGTCTGGGACATAAGGTCGGAATTAGAAGGATTACAAGGTAGTAAGAAACGGCAGATGCCCGAACTACCTGAAGATGAAAATGAGAAAGTGCCCGTAATAGAGTATTGGGATAAAGAGTGGCACGCCCTATTGATAGATGAACAATTGGTGTGGACCAACAAACATGATTATGGCTTTGTGCCTATATCAGAAGCACATTGCATGGACACACCTTTGGCAGATATGCGCTGGGCTTATAACTCTGTGCTTGGTCCTATTATGGACAGCCTTAAGCAACAATACGCTGCCGCTAGTAAATTAGCCACTGGTGTAGATTTGTTCTATTGGCCCAAGGTTTTGGTGCAATCGGCTACAGGTCAGGCAGTTATATTAGACTCTGGAATGCCTGGGGTGGAAAGTAATATACCACCCGATGCTAAAGTAACAGTCATTTCACCAACTCCCAATGCGCAAGTCTTATCACAGTTGATGGGTTGGCTCAAAGCGGATGAACAATTAGGTGGTATTCCTGAGATAGCATGGGGTGCCGAACCTAGTAGTTTACAATCAGGCTTTGCCGTATCCCAAGTATTATCACAGGTTTTAGATAAGATACATGATAAGAAGACCAATCTTGAATTAGCTATGGGTTGGGACTTTTCACATAAATTACAATTAGTAGAGAAATTTGGCTTGATGGACGGTATCAACTTACAAGTACCAGCTGGCGATGCAGCCAGCGTGTATGGCTCTAGTTCACGTAAGTCGATGCTTATTGATATAAAGCCTGACGATGTGGATGGACGTAACCACGTATCAGTAAGTATAACCCCAGAGTTACCGCAAGACCGAATGGTCAAGTCGCAACTCGCACAAGCCTATCGTACCCCAGGTGTAGATGGCAAACCACTAGTAGACGACCAGAGTATTCTGGAGATGCTGGAGTTTGAACATCCCGACCTGATACGCCAGAGGATTAGAGAGCAGTTATTACCAGCTCAATCACAGGAAATAAATGAAACCTCTATCGCCGCATCTGAGCAAGAATGGGTCCAAGAGAATAAAGAAGTGGTAAAATTAGCAGAGAAGCGTCAAAATCCTGAAAATATGCCGAACATGGCTCCTGAGAAAATAGAACAACTGGTCAAACTAATGGTCAAACAACAGGTAGCCCAGGCTTTAGGACAAGGTGGACAAATGCCTGCTATGATGCAACAGGTAGAGAACCAGCCACCGCCAGAACTAATACCACAGAACGGAGCAGCTCCAGGCGTACCGCCTGAAGTTATGCCGACACAGATGAGTATGGCACCTGAAGATGCCATACCTGATTTACCTGATTTACAACGCCGCCAGAATCAACGTGTAGCCTACGGACGACCACGTAGCTAGGAGTAATATTATGCCGATGGGATGGAATCAATGGCCAATAATGGATGACGAAAACTATCCAGCTGTAGCTGAGTATTATGGTGCCCCTTGGTGGGACCAACAACCAGATTGGATGAAGCAACACTTAGAAGCTCAAGCATCTATCATACAAAGTGCCGAAGACGCACAAAAGCAGCTAGAGTCAATCAAACAACAACATCCTGGTACAAGAATTGATGTCGAGCCAGAGGGAGGCTTCCCCAGAGTGGGACAGCCTTACGATAGTAGTGTGTACGATAAGCATAATATTGTCACTAGGGGGTCTGGCATTGATGCAGATTACCTTGCATCAGACCCATACGAAGGCATGGCTCAACCTGGTCTTTTTACAGGTCATCCCCAATCTGATGACAAAAAAGATGACGGTGGCGGTGGCGGTGGCGGTGGTGAACAACCTGACTTTAGTTGGAAAGAGTCTGCTACTGAACCGTGGCGTGATACTGTTCAGTTTGGACAGGGTACAATAGTATACAAAAAACCACCAGGATTTAGAGGCGACCCAGCATGGATGCAAGCTAATCAGGACTGGTTAATGGAGCATGGATATGCACTTACGCCTGAACAATTCGGACAGCATATGGGTATTGATATATATGCACCTGGCTATGTTCCTGGTTACTATCAGCCTGAAACTGGTATATACGATGAGTTCGACCCTGGCACATACGTTAATCCAGATTGGCGCAATCCAAATCAGCCAGCAGGAGCTTATTGGTCACCTCAACAGATAGAATTTAGAGCTGTAGTTGCAGACGAACAACGGAAAAGACAAGCAGAACTAGAACGACAACAAATACGTGACTGGATTATGAGTGGCGGCGGTGGTGGTGGCTCTTTTGCACAAGGTGGACAACAAGCTAATTATGGTTATGACGCTTTTGGTCAGCCTATTTATACCGACCCTACTTTAAGTCAGTATCCTGAAGTACCAGGAGTACCAAAAGGAGAACCTTCTATATCGCCTGACGCTGCTTTGAGTGACCACATTTTAGAACTAGATACCAGAGGATTAGAGCAGTTATCAATACCAGCTCGTACTCGCCTAAACCAGTGGTTAGAATCACAGGGTTTCATAGACCAAGGCGTGTACGGTGATTATGGTGCCACAAGCTACACCCGTCCTGAAGGCGAAGAAGGCAACATTATTTTTGATGAATCGGATTTTGAGCAACTAACCGACCCAACTATTCGTAGATGGATACAGTGGTTAATGGGTCGCATGGGATATGCCCCTGGCTTACAAATAGAATATCCAGGCGTTGTAGCTCCGTAACTAAATGAGTAAAACGAAAAAAAAGCCTAAATACGAATATTTAGGACAGTTTGATACTACTGGTATACCCGAAATAGACAGCGGTTGGGTACCTTCTAAACCCAAACCAGATAAATCTGAAAGAGCTAGAATAGACCCACTTGGCATGGACCCAGATGCGTTCTTGCCTACTGCCATATCTAATGCAATTGACCCCAGCCACAACCCAATTGCTCGACATATAGCAGAACTATTTAGCAGAAGCACTGATAAACCTAAACCAGCCACACCAACTAACACAGGATATGGATTAGGACCTACTAGTCCTGTCAAGGCTCCTCCTACTGATAATATCAATTACCACGATATAGCTCGTGTTGAAGATACATATAGACCTGGTTGGGGACACAATCTTCAGTCATGGATGTCCTCTATGTTTGAAGACGATTTATCAGCAGAAGGTCCATACGACAAAAATGAATGGAGAACACACGGTGTAGGCGCAGACAGCAGTATGGATTGGGCCGATATTGTAGACTCTTTTCGTATTGAGGAAACTGATAATATTCTAGAAAAAGGGGTGAAACTAGCACCTTCAATACTAAGTTCAGCCGCACTTTTGGCACTTACTAGCCCTGCTGTTGCAGCACTTGGTACGGCTGGTGCAGTTGGTGCAGGTGGTGCCAAGCTCTTACAACTCATAAATTCGCCACTTGGCCGTGGACTTATACGTAGTGGTGCTTTGGGTAATATAGCCCGTGGAGATGGTGGACCTGCTTTAGCACTAATCGGTAAAGAATTCAATGAGTGGCGAGACAATGTATTACCAAATACTATTAATGAAGAATCAGCAGAATTAGCACAAGCATATGGTTTTGACGTTGATTCCCTTACAGATAAACAGAAAAACTTATTAGTTACTGATTTATCCGCTTTAGAAAACAGGAGTAGTCTTACAGATAAACAAAAAAGTGTATGGGGTGAAATTGAAAGAGGCTATGACTCACTAGTCAGATTGTCAGAGTCTGACCCTGAATGGAAAGACCGTGAAGTTAGCAAATGGACTTATGGCCGCAAACTATTTGACGATATAGTTCTCGGTGGATACGGAGAAGCTATTAGTCAGCCGTATTTTGAAGGCCTTTATAACTCTGTGGGTGCTTACTTGCATTTAGCCCAAAGAAATCAGGCAGATGCACTAGAACAAATGATTATTGATAAGGGTCTAGACAGTGAACAGGCTGACTTTGAAAGAGCTTGGTTGGCAGGCTTCGGTATACCTAGGGATACTGATTATGCAGTACCAATAATGCAATGGGATTGGGAAATTGCAGGCAATAACAAAGAAAAAGGAGAGGAAGCCATCAACAATATGCCGTTATGGGCTTCTATTCCATTGTTTTTTGCTACTGGTAAATATGACCCAGCAATAATAGTCAGCGGACTTTTCAAAGGACGACATCATCTAAAAACCATAGAGGCAATAGCAGCTCGTAATTTACGGCCAATCAACCAGACATTAGATACGGTAGTAACAAATCTTAAAAGTGGTGAGGGTTTAATAGAGCCTAGCAGACTAAAGATTTTACGTAATGTACCTGGGCTTAAATGGTTCTTCCAATTACAGCCTGGCTCACGGGCATCATTGGCTATGCAAGAAAGCTCTATTATGCTTAGTCGAATAGCTGAACAAGCTCCAAATGCTAAAGACCGTAAAGTATTATTTGAGGCTATTGCAGACCTAGACAGCAGTGTGGATACAATTGCAAATAAGGCACGCAAAACTTTAGAGAAGTATGGTTTAGGTAGACGTACAGCTAATCAGTTTGAAGAAACATTATCTCCATCTATCAGAAAGGATGTAACTCCCGTTAGTATAGTTGATAGTGAAGGCGGCATGATATTTCGAGCTGTTAGTAGTGAGTTGCTAAATACACCAACTAAACGCAATCAACTACTTTATTTATGGGATGCTGCTAAAAAAGGTGATGGCAAAGACGCACAAATATTATTCGACCATATAGAAATAGCAGCACAAAAAGTAACTGGTGCAGATACAAAAAACTTTTTGCAACGCAATAAATTGTGGCGAGGATGGATGGGAGTACAAGGGTTTGCGGCGAAATGGCTGCATTTAGGATTAAACCCAGGCTACGCTGCACGTAACTTTGTGACAGACCAATATATATTATGGTCACAACATGCAGACAATGTATTCGGACCACGTGTTGCTTCACAGTACACAGATAAAAACGGTAAAACTATTGTAACTTATAGTAGAGAGTACGATAACCATTGGGGTACTCCAGTAGAACGTGCCGAAGCTGGTATGGGTATGCGAGACTTTGATGAAGCTGTATCTACTATTGGGGAAAGCGGCAAACCTAAAAGTGCCGTAGATAAATACCTGCCTGGTTATAGGCTGGCACAATGGGCAGAAAAACTGGCTGGTAAACTCGCTGCTTTTACTGGCATAAAACAAATTATGAATAAGTATTCTCATTCAGGTCAAGCCTACGAAGATATTCTTCAGAGAGCAAGAGAGGTCTTACCGCCAGATGTAGCAGATGATTTAACAGATGCTATAACACAAGTTGCCAATCCTGATGACCTAAAAGCACTGTTTGCTGCTATTAGAGGTGGTCATCGTGGGGCAGTTATTGGTAATAATTGGTCAAAAAAACTAGCTGATAGCGATTTACTACCTGAAGTAACTCGTATACTCAAAAAAGCTGACGGCAATCCTAATGTCTTACGTAGAGAAATTGACCTGCTTATAGGAAGACTGATTGACCAAGCAAATAACACACAACCTTTAGCCAATGTAACTAATAATCCTTACTGGACTAGAGCTTCAATGGAAGCGAGAGATTTAGGAAAGCATTTCCAACCCCAAATTGACGCAGCAGGCTTGACTGTTGAGCAAATCAGTGCTAATCAAAATAGATTGTATACCAGTAATAATGCTGCCATCGAAGGACTAGACGCATGGCTCTCTCGTGAACTACATGCAGCTGTAGATGCAGGTATGCCTAAAGCAGAGTCTGAGGCCATTCTTAATAGAGTTCGAGCTGCACGAAAAACGGTTCAACAAGAACTTGTCGGTAATCAAGATAAAGTAAAACTGGAATTAATAACACTTAAACAAAATGGCCCACCTGCCGACTTCATAGGCGATGCAGATGCTTTTCATAATTCATTGTGGCGAGATTCCGATTATATAAACACAACTGCACAAATGTGGGATGACTACAACAAGGGTGTGCATCATGCCTACATGAAGGAAATTGAGAAGGTACTTGCAAGAAGTGGTCGCACGGTTGAAGAACCTATGTTTAATCTTTTCTTGACCTCTAAAGGCAAACCTTTGGGTGCAGGAATAGACGGATTTACTGTATTAGATGATGCACGTACCCCTTTTGTAAAACCTGTTACTACAACTATAGATTATATACCTGGTGTTACTTCTATTAAAAGAGGCTTGAAAGTAGGTACTAATAAAGGTGATGGTGTAATTGTTGAAGTTTTAGGCAAGTCGAAAAATAAAACCCCCCGTGTGAAAGTAGAACTAGAAAACGGGGAGATTATAACTGTGCAAGGTAAAGGTATTAAAGGTCCTATAGTAACATCGCAGGCTACCATGCCAGGAGGACTTCCAGGTATGTCTCGGCAAACCAGTGCTACCTTTGAAGAATTAGCACGGTCTGGTAAACAAATTGATAACAAAGAATTATTATCGGGACTAGAAAATCCAAGTCAAGGTAATTACACTAGTGCTTATCATGCAGGTATTTCTGTGGGTCTACCTGACGAAGATATAGCACGCTATTATTACACAAAGTATGGTACTAGCAAAAACGCTCGGCAAAAAGGTTTTGATGAATGGTTTCAGGATAGACAAAATTATAATCAGCATCAAATAATGATGGAAGGTGATGAATTATTAAATGTAACCGATGATTTCATAAACGATTTACCACCAGACGCTGATTTTATGCGAGATGTAAAATTACCTGAAAAAATTGAAAACTTGATAAATTTCCGTAAGTATCAGCTAAAGCGTCTAAATGTTTATGATAGACCTAGAGATGTCAATTTGTTAACAGCTGAACCAGTAGGCGATGTTACTTTGCAGATGAACAAAACTACATCTAAAGCATTAAATACCATCGAACAAGAACTGCTTACCAGATTGACAGACGTAAGGCATTTAGCAGAGTCATGGGGTGCTAACTTTAGAAACTATGCGTTACACAATTATGGTGCAAAATATAATTTTGACTCTTTGTTAGCCACAATATACGGTTATCCATTTTGGTATACTCGTACTTTTGCAAAATGGGCTTCCAAAGCCGTCACTGACCCTCAAGCTATTGGTGCTACTTATCGGTTTATATCTGAGCTAGACACATGGAATGAAGACAAGCCCAAATGGCTTCGTGACAATATATACCTTAATGATGTCTTTGGTAACAATGAAGTGTCCACTAATATTATCGGGCAAACAGTACCATTAAAAATGATGGTGGAAGGTGATTTTGTATCGGCTGAAAGAGTGAAAACTGCTAACCACGAATTATATAATAATGTGTTTGGTACACTAGGCCCACATATAAACATCCCTTACATTATGGCGATGGCTATGGCTAAAGATAATCCGCATGAATCCCTCAACTTTATAGGTTATACAGGACCAGTAGATAGAGCTATAGTAGCAGGAACTGCCTTAGCAGAAGCTAAGGGCTATGGCGGTCAACCTGGTGGTTGGTCGCCGCAACAAGCGATACTCGATATACCTTTGATTGACGGACAAGGTACGGGATTACTTGGTATGGGTTGGGATGGTTCATCTAGATTTTATGGTCCAAACTATGAGCAAAGAAAGTTAGGTGTAGAATTACAAAAAATGGTTGAAGCTAATGAAATCTCAGATGTAGTTGCATTAGATGCTTTACGAATTGCATCAGATAATGGCTTTGCACTACATGGTCAACCAGCAATGAAGCCAGGATATGATGCTTTAGATGAGGCTTTGCGCAGGGTACGTGCCAACGATTTAATACCTAATTTGACTTCGTATTTCGTTGGACCCAGAATATATCATAAATCTCAGGAACAGCTCATATTCGATAAAGACCAAGATGAACTACGTTCAGAAATTAATGCTGTGTTCGATGCCATGGATAATCCGACCACTGACAAAAGAGATGCAAAAATGGAACTTACCAGAATTCATGCCGAAAATCCTGGATATATATTCAGCACTATTGGTAGGACATTAGGTGAGGAAGACAGATTGCGTAAATTTGCATACTCGGTTCTAGGCCGTATTCCACCTGGTACCCGTGGGGCAGAAATCAAAAGAGAAGCGTTTGGCGAAAATTATCGAGAACTCGAAAATGCCTTTTGGGACAATGATGGCGTATTTCCGAATGCCAAAGATAAAGAAACATGGAAAACAGGTATAGATGCTATCAATATGATATTAAGTAATCCTGTAGGTACTACAAGATTAGAATGGCAAGCAACTAAAAATGAGTATGGAGAATTATACGACCGACTACTTGGTAAATATGGGAAAGCAACCCAAGAAGCATTGAGTGACTACTATCTTTTGAGTAACTATCAAATTTCAGGAGAACAAGGGCAACTCAAAGCTGAACAAATGCTACTAACCCATCCGCATTTACGTGATTGGTTAACAGACGAAGCAGAAGCTATTGCTAACAGCGAAGTGCTGAAACCTTATTACGGCAGTTATACTAGAATAGAACAAGTTATGAAAGATGAGTTTTTTGCTGAATGGGAAACTCGTATACCAGGCTCCACTAATGGTTATTTGCAATATTTATTCTTAAAAGATAGTTGGGATGACGCAAAAAGAAGAAAGTTGTTGTCTGACGCTGGTTTAACTCAAATGAATATTGCTTGGCGTGAGTTTAATAACACATTGTCTGACGAAGTTATAGCTTATGGAACTAGAGTAATCAAACCTCATAGCGAGGCATTACCTCGTAGAGATATTCCTGATAATACATTAGGTGAACTGGAAAAATCTGTACTAGCCGCCACTAAACGCACAGGCGCACCACTTATAGAGCCAAAACCAAGTGCTTTAGATAGTCTCGGTAAGCCAGTTTATAATACTTCCACTAACACTTGGGAAGCTCAATCTGACAATTTTGTTGATAGACCCAAAGTATCTATAGCTGACTCTATGCTACAAGCATCCTTAGCTTATGACACTTCGGCAGTAGATAATATGTCCTATGTGGACTTATATAAAGATGATTTGATGGAGCAATTCTTTGCGCCTATGATTGGTAGCGAGTCTATAAATAATAGTCAAGTTGAGTGGGACGAATTTAAGGTATCAGAACTTTATAATGAATTTCCTGTAGATAGAAAAGGTATGCAGGGAGTGCTAGGCTATATACAGTCTCATAAAGCAACATCTATTCGAGAAGCTTTAATGAAAGAAGGGTCAGCATACGGTGGTTTTAGTTTAGAAACGCCAGCTTGGCGTGTATTAGGTACAATTCAAGCTCTTAATCCCAACGAACTAGACGCTTTAGTACAAGAACACCCTCATCTAAAAGATATAAAAGAAGTTTATTGGGCTGTCTATGGCGTAAAAGCCCCAACTATTGAAGTCCTGTTACATGCGATGGGTTTAGGAGGCGATGTTGACCCAGACGGTACCCCTAAATTATATAAACGTGATGTCAAAGGTATGACAGAAGAAGAACTAGAAAAAGCGAGTGAAGAAGAACGTTTGGCTGCTGACCCATTGGGAGCATTAGTAATTACGGAAGACCACCTTTATGTTAGTGACAAAGATGTATATGAAACAGCCAGACGAGTAGGAACGTTATGGTTAGGTGAGGATATAATTGAGCAAGTAGGTATTGCTAGTCAACTGTGGCATGAAAATCGTATAGAAGAAAGTATAGCCATGCGTGAAGCTGACCCTCGTATAGAGAAATACTTAATATTAGAAGATGCGTTGTTCCAATTGCACTCATCGAGCGGTTATGTTATAGGTAGTAAGAAATTTAATAAGTTTGTAAAGGAAATCGAAGATGGTTTACGTACTCCTGGAGGAATGGATGCTCTTATCGAAGCTATTGATAAAGAGGGTTTGCGAGCTATACCAGGTTATGTAGAGGAAGAAGAAAAACAAAAATCTAAAAGCAAATCTAAAAGCAAATCTAAGAGCAAATATACAAGCGGCAGAAGTGGTGGTCCATACAATCAACGTGTACAAAGCGTATCACCAACTGTTGCGGCTCGTAGGTCAGCATTAAATAGCAAACACTGGTTAGAAAACTTCCAGCAATTCAAGCAGTATTTATCTACTAAAGGCAATCAGCAACGGCAAGCACGAGCAGAGCAGATGCCACAAGTAGCTCCTGCTAATATATTGTCCTGGACTAGCCTAATGAATAAATGGCAACTAGACAAAAACCCTATGTTAGTGCCACTAATGGACTACTTTGATTTATCAGCGTATGCTAGACCTGCATTTCTACAACGCCATATTGATTTAGCTAGATGGCTTGCCACATTACCAGCCAGTCAATTAGCAGAATTAGAACAAGCCTATTATATTTGGGCTAAACAAAGTGGTAGACTATCATCACGTCAAGAACGCAGAGTTACTAGTTCTAGACCTAACCTAGCTACAACTTTACGGGTATACAAACCCCGTAGCACAAGAGCTGGTATATAATTATGATTGACCCGTCCATGTTATAATGGACGGCGTAGTAAACAATATCATACATAAGGAGAGTGTACCGTGGCTGAAACTACGAACACCGTACAAGCGGAAGATGCTGAAATCGCCCCCGTACAGGCGCAAACGGCTGAAGCTGAAACTACGGCAGAATCTGTACCAGCGGCCCCAGAAACCCCTGATACGGACACCATTCTGAAAAACAAACGCAATGAATGGTTAGCGGAATGGAATCAATCTAAGGACAGGGAACTGGCAAGGGTTCACCAGCAGTACCAAGCGAGGGAACGTACCCTACGCTCACAAGCCAGACAACGGCTAGAGCAAGTCGGTGATACAGACGCTGCAGCATGGGAACAAAGTCATGCTATGAGCGAAAAAGCCCAAGCCTATGACGCTATGCAACAACAAGCGCAAGCGTGGAAAGCATGGACTGACTATTCTAACCAAATTGCTTCTGCTTATGGCTTACAAGCGAACGACTCTCGATTGGCAAATGCGCAAAATGCTGAACAGCTGGTTTCTGTAGCGAAGAAAGCGATGGCAGATGATGCTAAAGCTGAAAAGAAACGTCTAAAAGACGAAGCTACGCAGAAAAAGAAAGCCGCACTAGACAAGAAAGTTGCTAGTGGAGAGCTTGACAGCTTGAGTGGGGCACCTGCTGGTAAAGTAGGTGACTTACGTGACCAGTATGAGCGTGCCAA